TGTGCTGTTTGTAATATGTAACCCTGTTTGATTAGGGTCAATATTCGCATAAAAAGGTGTACCTGCTGGGCCTATTAGCGTGACTAATTCAGCCGTTTCAGTAAAGATACCTTGAACAGGTACAATATTAATCGTGCTTGTTTTAGCGGTATCATTTGACATTATTAATCTGCTAATGTGGCTGTAATATAAAGTGTATTTGTACCTGTACTAATACCTTTCATATAAAATGGACCTTGAGGTACTGCAATTACAATTGGATAAGTCATTGCTGCTGGTAATACATAACAGCCACTAATACCTGTTGTTGCTACAACTGGCACAGTCACAGTTGAATTATTTGAAAATTCTACACCTGCTATACCAGAACCTGTATTCAATAATTGAACATAGTTTACTTGGTCATTAGTGCTAGGTGTAATAAGTAAAGCATCTGATGCTGTAGTAGTTAAATCCAAAGCGTATGTTCTGCTTGCTAAACGCATTGCTGATAAATTTACCATGATAATTCCTTTAATATACGACCTGCCCAGTTATAGACAGGTCGTAATTTGATTTAGCTGCTTAAATCGTAACCATAAATATATAAATCACCTGTTGCTGCAGCACCTTGTGCTACTGATGTATATAAATATAAGTTTTGTGACGTTACAGCCGTTGTAACAATAGTTGCCAATTGTGCTACTACAGTAGAAGCACTATTTGCAGCTGATGTAGCATTAGCACGAATAGTAGTGCCACTTGCTGTTGGTCCTGTAAAGATACCAATTTCTGCAGTCGTTAAATTGACAGACACGTTAGTTAAAATTGCGTTAGATACAGAGTATGTTGATGCGTTAAGAATTGGCAAAACTGTATCGCCTACAGCGTTAAGATTAACGCCTTTTGCTACAGTCAACAAACGAATAGCTTGATTGGTGCTTAAGTTAGACGGATGTGGATTGTTGGTTACTGCTGGTCCGGGATTGCTCATGATATTTTCCTTTACGTTTAAATAGGAGTGGTGTTACCCACTCCATTGTTACTAAGCTGCTACTCGGCAAGCCAACTCTGGGTACAGAGGGGCCCAACCATACAGCACATCTAAACGAGTCGGAATAGAATCGTTATTGATAGTGTATTGACGAACCACACGCATTGATAAACCAATTTCTTTATCAGATGCACGACCAGCAAAGTGAACACCATCAGGCAACTCTAAGTCGGCTACAGCTAGTGTAAACGCATTACGGTGCATAATAATGTTTTGTGGTGATGTGATACCAGTTTTGTCAAAGAACGCAACAGCTTGTGCGCCTGTGCTTGTTACAGATACGTTTTGGAATTGACCAGCAGTAATAGGTGCAGGTGAAACATTAACTGACAATGTTGTGCCTGTGCCTGATACGTCTGCATTAACTACAAAGTTGCGTAACTTGTTAGTACCGTATGCTTGACGGTTTTGTGGGTTGACTGCATAAACACCAGCAATCGTGAACACATCACCTTGTTTCAAACTTACTGCACCACTAGCGATAACAGCGATATTAGCACTTGATGCCCAACCACTTGTTAAGAAACCAGTTGCTGTAGTTACGTTCAATGTTGCTGTACCTGCAAATGAGCCAAATGTGTGTGATACCACGTTTTGGTCCATTTTCCAGTTCATACCAGCAGAGTCACGACCCATCAAACCTTTACGATATTGACTAGAGATAACATCAGCAGGAACGAACAAACCTTTTAAGCTATCAACAATAGTTGCTGATGTAAACGGTTCAACAATACAAGACCTACGACCATCACGTGGTGCGCCTTCTGAATCAAGATAAGCACCAGCAGTTAAGTAGGTGATTAAACCTGTAGGTGGTGTACCTGCAGTACCAACAATGTTTGCAGTATTGTTTGCAGCAGTTACTAAACCATCTCGGTCAATCTTATTCGCAATAGCCGCTACAGCAGGTTTCAATACTCGGTCAGAGAACATATCTAAAGATAGTGCTAAGTCTTGTGTAGTGAACTGTGTATCAACGTGGAATTGAGTTGAAAGAGTAACAGGAACTGATGTTTCGTTAAAATCTTCAACATTCAAAGCAGGACCAGTAGTACCAATGAAACGGCCCGGTTTACGAACATTGACTGTGTTACCGATTTTTGCACCAACTACAGCGAATTGGTCATCATAGTTACGGTCAACTTCTGATGTAAATGTAAGCTCATTCTCTAAAACCATCAATGCTTCGTTGGTGATTTTAGAAATGGTTAATAAATTATTAGCCATGATATTTCCTTTATAAAATTAAATAGTGTTTAGCTACCTAATCTTACCAGCTTGTCGTGACTGCTTCCATTGTTGATATGTGCCATGATATTCACCATTGGTGTCTATTCCAGCATCAACATTAGTAGAAGTTGACCTAAGCGGTTTGATAGGCGCAGGTGCTTTACTTCTAGCTACAGCAGGTTTTTCAGCAGTTTCTACATTCTCAAAACGTGCTTCCATCTTTCCTATTTCACGAAGCGCACTAGACATAGACATACTAGATAACTTAACGCCAAGCTCTGGGTTTTCTGCCAAATAATATAAAATTCTTGGCCCAACGTCTGATTCTATAATCGCATCACGTACTTGGTCACTTACTACAACCTCACTTGATGTTATCATTTCCTCATAATCTGGTAACTCTGCTTTAGTAGCATCTATACGTTGTTGCCATGTTTGCATGACTTTACTACGTTCATCTGCTACTTTACGTTCTGCATCTTGCTTATCTCTGTTTCTTAGTGCATTTTCAGCCGCATATTCTGCTAATGCTTTTGCGTATTCAAACGCATCAGTAAACTGTGACGGTTGTGGTTCTACATTCTCATCAACAACTTGAGGTGCTTCCCTTTTTTCGTACTCACTTAGTCTAGCTTCTAGTGCTTCTCTAGCTTCACGTTCTTTAGCCAATGCTTGATTAGCCTGTTCACGTTGCTTAGTCAGTTCACTAAACCGCTTTTCTAGTTTAGGGTTAGACTTCTTTTCTTCTGTTGCTTTAATCTCTTCTTGTCCACTCTGTTCTTCTGTTTCAACTGGCTCTGTAGGAGTTTCCTCTACTACAGCCACATCTTGAACATCATCAGCTAGACCTAACCTATTTGCATAAAATTGCTCTGCATTTTCACTTGTTAATACACTTCCTGCTTCTTTTTCTGACATGGAATACTCCAAGAGTTTTACCCAATGAACCCATTGGTAGGTTTAATGCTAATTCTATACTTATATCTTTTGTTTGTGCAACTATTGATTACATATCTTCTTTTGTAGGGTAATCACCAGCAGAAGCATATAGATGATGTTTACCAGTTCCTACATCTTCATGCAAAACAGCACTTTCTCTTTTTGGCATAACAGTTTCACCATACGCATCTACTGAATGACCCATATAACCTTGATTTTTTTTATCATGTTCAGTAACTACCATGTGTCCAGTATCTTGACGCACTATATCGCCAATCTTGTAATGTGGAAATTTAAATTTAGGTTTATCAGAGTCATGTTTATTACCGCTACGTTTAGCCATTTCTCTTTTGTCATGCTCTTTCTTTGTTGCGCCTGTTACTGTAGCCATGATTAACTCCTATTCTGTAAATTTGTTTATTAAATCGCTTCTTGGTACATCATAACTATCAAATGGGAAAGTCATTAACCGACTTATAGGTGTCATATCCATTCGTGCTTGTGTAGCCCTAGATTCCGCTTCGCCTGTTAAATTTTTATATTGTCTAAATGCTTCTTGTGCTATGTAATCATTATCTTGTAATTGTTGAACTCTTGGTACTAATTGCATCCGTTGCTCCATTAGCATATCGTATGCACTTTGAGCTTGTGGTGACATTTTATCAACTCTAGCTAATTCAGACATTTTATTATTTAATTCTGTTATTTGATTATTAAGTTGATTTCTTTCATTTAATAAATTTTGTTGTAGCTCATTCACACTTCCACCAGTAGCAAATCCTTCACGTTCTTGAACAGCGTGTTGCATTTCATGTAATGCGGTAGATTTTCCACCCCATTCTGGCGAT